CTGATTCCATAGAGAGAACGGGTAGAATAGAAACCACGCCACACGGACTTGAAAATAGTCCGAGGGGTGTAAGTTTTATCCCGTGAAAAGGTTTTGGGTTTTTCACCCTCGCATTCTGGGTGTTCTAATCTGACCCTATTTTCGGAGATGCGGGTACAGTACGTTGGTAAGGTGCAAGAAGGGCATCTTGGGTGGTCTAAATTAATCCTGCCGTAAATATCCCGACAATATGTGTCCTTGGCGCAACTAAAAATCCGGGAATCGATAAATAGCTTTGTTACACGGTTCTCACTTCCATAGAGTTTATAAAACCCGGTAAAATTGAGTCCGTATGCGGCGCCAAGGAGGGCTAGTTTGACTGCCACTTAGGAGTCACACCAACCATAGACGAGAATTGACACCGACTTGCCCATTGGTTATAGGCAACGTCGAGGCTGTTCTGCATAACCTCAGAATCAACCTCATATTGGGCGGTGGGAAATTCTTGACCACCCTTGGTGCTAAAAGTAGCACGTTGTACAAATTTATTTCCTGAGGCTATAAAGTAATCAGTGACCTTGTCAATGACCTCTGTGTATACTAAGGCGTGGCAATAAGCGTTGTAGCCTAATGTGGTGTACAGACAGAGGGTAGATTCAAAGACCTCAGAGGTTGCTGGCAGTAAGGGAACTGTCGGATTGATTATTGTGGCCTTCAGAATGTTCCATTCCTCGGTTATTCTATTATAGAGTCTTCGCATGAAGGGGTCGTCTAGTATGCCTACCCAAGCACCAAACCTATGTATTTGTCTGCGCGGAGAGACATTCCCCGTGAGTGTTGGAAATTTAGGAAGGGAGTCTGTTACTTGGGATTCGGAGTGGAGACCGTAGATAATAGTGAGAATAAGTACAATTATGGCTAGTGGAATATGAACTCTGGTCCCTGTAAGAGTGGGAACCATTGAGAAGAGGTAAAGTATGTACAATGTTGGGATGAGGATAGTGACCTTGTGGTAACTTATGAGTTTGGTAATCATAAGTTCGAGCCATGACATCTTCACTTGGAGAAAGATAACCCCCCAACAGGGGTGTAGTCTGATCTTAGGCTTCTTCCCGTCCATTGGGTTATGCCCATCGATATGCTGTGGCCATGAGGGCTGGGCATCAGCAAAGGTTCCGTTCCCGGTGGGAGAAGCAGGAGCAGGTGCAATGGTTTTCACATCGTGAATGAGGGGGGAGAGGACAGGGTCTGCAGGTTGGGCTGGACCAGCGGCCATTGGTTGGCCCGATTCAAGTGGATCGGGCTCATTGTCTTTTTGCTCAAGGATACG